AGCCGAAGCCCCAGAACCCGCCGAGGAAGTCGCCGTTGCTGCTGAGATAACCCCCGAAGTTGCAGGTGAAGTGGTGAGTGAAATCGCCGAAGGCTATCCAATGGTGGACCCGTTGATGGTTGAAGAAATCGTCAAGAAGCACTTGGTCAGCATCATGGAGGAACTCAAGGCCGCCTACGCTGAAATGGGCAAGATGAAGGAGAAAATGTCCGCATTTGCCTCGCAGATGGAAACCATGACCGACATCGTAGAAAAGGTTGCCGAACTCCCCTCCGAAGCCCCCAAGCCAACCGCCTCTGCCATCGTGGAGCAGCGGAAGGCCGCTGCAACGCAGAACTTCAATGCACTCGCCCAAGCAATCCAAACTCTCAAAAAATCCAATTAATCCTTAACCCCCTTAAAACAAAACCATGAGTTATTCATTCGTTTCCCCGCTGACTACTTACACCGAGCAGCAGCGGCTCCCCCTCATCACGAAAGCGGTATTCGCCGCTCGTTCCGCTGCCTTGTTCACCAAGCAAGTTGGTATCAAGTCGTCCGCTGCCCTCAACTTGATGGACACCGATGCCGCTATTGCAGGCGGTGACACTTGCGGATGGACTTCTTCAGGAACCACCACCTTCACCCAGCGTAATATCACCGTTGGCCGTATGAAGATTCAGGAAGAACTCTGCCCCCGCTCTTTGGAACAATACTGGATTCAATCCCAGTTGACCGCTGGTTCCAACTACGATAGCGTTCCATTCGAGCAGGCTTTCTCCGAGCAGAAAGCACTCCGCATCGCCGAGGCTTTGGAAACCGCCATTTGGCAGGGTAACGCCTACTTCAGCGGTGTCAACCAACTGCTGAACGCTGCATCGGGTTCTACGGTTCTCGCCAACGCTTCCTCTACCACTTGGACTCCTGTATCGGCTTCCGTTGGTATCACAGACAACAACATCATCGGAATCTTTGACAAAATTTACAACGACATCCCGCAGGCCATCTTGACCAAGACCGACCTCGTAATCTTCTGCGGTTGGAACAACTTCCGCACCTTGATTGGAGCCTTCAAAAAGCAGGCTGGTGTTATGTACAACCAGGTTGACTTGCAGGGCATGGCCGATGGCGATATCATCTACCCTGGCACAAATGTCCGTGTCGTTGCAGTCCCAGGTCTGACCAACACCAACCGCATCGTCTGCACTTATCTCGGCAATTTGTTCGTAGGAAGTGACTTGCTTTCCGACGAAGAGCAGTTTTCGATTTGGCATTCAAGGGACAACGACTCTATCCGCTGGCAGGCTGCCTTTAAGCTAGGAGTGAATTTTGCGTATCCAGACTTCATGGTTGACTTCCGCTTGGCCTAAGTGTAAGGGGGGTGGGTAACTGCCCCCCGCTTTTTATTCTTGCAACTCACAAAATAAATATACACTATGTCTTGTTCCTTAACTACGGGCTACGCCCTCGGATGCCGCAACTCGGTTGGCGGTATCAAAACAGTCTTTGTCAAAGCCTTCGTCCCAAGCGGCTCGGTCAGCAGCAATGCCAGCGGCCAGGTGACGGGCTTCATCCCGACCTCGACATCGGGTTCATGGTTTGAGTATGACCTCACAAAGGCCACATCAAGCATGACCGAAACCATCACCGCATCAAGCGAAAATGGGACCATCTTCTACGCCCCTGAAGTAACATTTACCATCAACAAATTGCAGACCACCGTCCGCAACGAACTGCTCCTGCTCGCAAGGGCAAGGGTCTATGTCATCGTGCAGGACAACAACGACCAATACTGGTTCCTTGGGGCTGCAAACGGGTTGGAGATGACCGCTGGAACGGCGGGAACTGGGACTGCATTCGGTGACCGTAGCGGCTACGAAATCACGCTTTCGGGCATGGAGCCGAACTCTATGCTGAACATCGCTACCACGGTATTTGCAGTTAGCACGGCGCAAATAGCGGGCGGGTAACTATCTTTGACCTGCGGGTTCTCATACGCCCGCAATGGTTTAGTGGTCTGGGCCATCTCGCAAGGGGTGGCCCTTTTTTTTGTACCTTTGGGCATGAGAATTTGCATCGTTTACAACGCTCACCCAACGGGGTGTTCTTTCTACCGCTTGGAGATGCCAAACGCCTACCTTGGCGACAACTACACGGAGTTCGATTATGTCTGCGTGGACAACATCGCCAATGTCAAGGATGAAGACCTAAAGACGGTCGATGTGTGGCTTTTCAATCGTCTTTGGTGTCAAGGTACCTTGGAGCAAATTCGTAAGGTTTACGAGGCTCTGACGGCCTTTGGGGCGAAGGTAATCTTGGACCTTGATGACTACTGGGTGCTGGAATCGGGCCACATCATGTATCGGCACTATTTGTCCACCAAACTTGACGAGCAAATCCGAGAACACATCCGCTTGGCCGACCATGTGACCACGACCACGGAACACTTGGCGCAGAAGATTCGCCTGCTGAACAAGGCCGTTACCATCCTGCCGAATGAGCCGTACGAAGCATATCAGCAGTACCTCCCTGACACAACGGCCGAACCCGAACCGCACCTGTTCAAGATTGGCTGGTTCGGAGGGGCGCAGCATCAGGAGGACATTGCACTCGTGGAGCATTCGTTTTCCCTGCTGGCCCATGACCGTTCCCTTGACGGCCGTTACAAAATCTACCTTGGCGGGTGGAACGATGGGAACGCCGTTTACGATGACTACGAGCGGATGCTATCGTGCAGGGGGTTAAACAAGAACTACGGACGCATCCAAGCGGCGGACATCTACTCCTATGTGGGCGGCTACAACTTCATCAACGCCACTATCGCCCCGCTCCGAGATACCAAGTTCAACCGCCTCAAATCGGAGTTGAAAGTCGTTGAAGCAGGCTGGATGGGCAAGGCGATAATCGCATCCGAAACCATCCCCTACACCGACATAATCACGCACGGCCACAACGGGTTGCTCATACCCTACGGCAAGAAAGACGCTTGGTATAAGGCGGTGAGGAAGTTTGTGAACGAACCCGACTACGCCAAGGGGCTTGCCATGCAGTTGTCCAAGGATGTAAGGGAGCGGTTTGACATAACCAAGACCGCCGAGCGCAGGGCCGAACTCTACCGAAGCATCGGGCGCAAATTGTGAAATTCGGGCGCATCCTACATTTAGGGATAGCGTGATTTACCTATCCCCCAATTCTACCAACACCATCGTCGTCACTTGGACGCAGCGGGCCTCATCGGGGGACCGTTACATCTTGCGGCTCACGAACATCGCCAAGAACGCCACGACTGACTTCACCCTGCTGAAATCGGCCAACCTTTCTTCCTACACGAACCGCTATGACAAATTTTCGCTTACCGTGGGGTCGCTTGAAACAGGCTCGTATCGTTATGAAGTTTACGATACCAGTAGCACGGTTGGTGCAGCCGTTGCGGTGGTTGAAACGGGCTTGGCTTATGTCCAAGTAGTTTCGCTCACCTTCAACACCTTCGCCAATTCCATCCAGTACACCGTCTTCGGTTCGTCCGATGAGCGAGTGTTTGATTCCACCTTTGACCAATCCTTCGCATGAGCGTACAAACCCGCAGTCAGTTGGTAGCATCTGCTGCCACCATCACATCCGAAACCGCCGCAGGAGCGAACACCGCCGCCCGTGTGGGTGGACTATTCGATGACCTTGCCGATACCGCCACCTTGGACCGAGAGCGTGGCGTGGCCAACCTGTACCTGGACGAATCCAAGAATTTCACCCCGACCCAAGGGCAAGCCGTCAAGTTGACAACCCCGCTAAAATCGGGGCTGCTTTCAACCTACAACTTTTCACGCACAACCACCGCCATCACCTACACGGGGACAACGAGTGCGGCCTTGCGGGTGTCGGCAAGCATGGTGTTCTCGCAGGGGAACGGCAACCAAATAATCATCTACATCGCCAAGAACGGAACCATCATTCCGCAGTCCATGACCGACATTACCACGGGCCACAACAACGGCCATGCGGTTACGATTGAAGCCGTTCTGCAAGGTGCGCTGAACGACGAGTTCACCATCTACATCAACGCCGTGAACGATGGCGGTGCTATCACGATTTCGGCCCTCAACTTCACCGTCCATACCCTATGAGCAGCATAAAGCAATCGTTCACCCAATGGTTGGGTATTGAACACAAGGTCCCCGTCATGTTGGAGAACAAGGCGGGCAAATACATTACCTACGGGGCGTTCAACGAGTACCCCTATTATCTCCTTGACAACTACCGCCGCAGTTCAAAGCACAACGCTATTGTGAACGGCAAAGTGAACTACATCGTCGGCGGTGGATGGCAGCCAGGGGAAAAGATGACGGTTGAGCAGCAGGCAAGGTACGCCAAGTTCTTTGACGGCCTATCCGAGCATGACGACCTCAACGACATCACCGAGAAACTCGTCCTTGACTTGGAACTATTCAACGGGTTTGCGGTTGCGGTGACATGGAACAAAATGGGAACCATCGCCAAGATGGAACACATTCCCTTTGAAAAGATTCGAGTGGACAAGGACGAGCGGATGTTCCAAGTCGCTGATTGGTACGACGATGCAATGGTCCAACTCTACCCCAAAATCGGGGATGTAGAGAAAATCCCCGCCTTTGATGCTGACAACCGCATCGGTAAGCAGTTGTTCTATTACAGGGTGTACGCTGCAGGCGTGAAGTCCTACCCCCTGCCCGAATACATGGGGGGCTTGGCTTGGATTGAAGCGGATGTCCAAGTGGCCAACTTCCACAACAACAACCTCCGCAACAACTTTTGGGGCGGGTACTTGATAAACTTCAACAACGGCATCCCGACACCCGAAGAACAGGGCGACATTGAGCGGCAGATTAAGCGCAAGTTTTCGGGGACCGACAATGCAGGTCGCTTTGTTGTGACCTTCAACGACGATGTGTCCAAAGCCCCGACGCTGGAACCGCTCACACCGAGCGACATGGACAAGCAGTTTGAGATTCTCAACAAGGCCATCCAGTCCGAAATCTTTATTTCGCACAGGGTCGTGAACCCGATGCTCTTTGGTGTCAAGACCGAGGGCCAACTGGGAGGACGGCAGGAACTGGTGGAGGCGTACGAACTATTCAAGGCTACCTATGTGAACGACCGAGTGCGGAAGGTGGAGCGGATGATGAACTACTTGGGCTCGTTCAATGGCGTGGAGGGTATGGAACTGATTCCTGTGGAACCCATTACCGAGCGATTGAGTGAGCAAGCCCTGCTGCAAATCATGACCCCCGAAGAACTGCGTGAGAAAGCGGGCCTCCCTGCATTGGAAAAGCAACCCGCCGATGTGGTTGGACCGAATCCCCAACCCGACGAGCAACCGCAAACGCCCATGGTCATGGGCAACGACAATATCAAGAAACTGTCGGGCCGTGAGTACCAAAACCTCATGCGAATCGTCCGTCACTATGCGCAGGATAAAATCACGCTTGAAATGGCCCGCACGATGCTCTCCGCTGGATTCGGTCTAACCCCCGAAGAAGTGAACACCCTGCTCGGTGTGCAGGAGCAAGCCTTCAGCGAACCCATGTGGGGCGAAGAAGACACCGAGGACTACGGATGGGGGGACGAGGAATTTAAGGTCTTGGAGGTCGTTGCAAGCAAGTTTGGAAGCAGTTCCGACGACTATGTGGTCATGCACTCCAAGCCAATGCGGTTTGATGCCGACTTAGACGACCAGGTCCGTCAAGCCTTCGCTGAACTGGGGGAGGAAGAAAAGGAACTGGATTCAAAGATTGAAGCCTACCGCAAGAAGAATCGGGACGCCTCCGTGGAAGAAATGGCCAAGGAGTTCGGGGTCAGCAAGGCGAAAGTCGCCAAGCGGGTGGCGTACTTGATTACCAAAGACCGTTACCCCATCGCAAGAGCGGTGGACCAAATCGCCAAGGAAGGTGCCAAGCCAACGGATGAACCCGTGCTGGAGGTCCGCTACAAATATTCTTGGGCCGCTGGATTCAGCAACAAGGACAAGCGGACCAGCCGTGAGTTCTGCAAGGTGATGCTGGACCTCGCTGACCAAGGGAAGGTGTACACCCGTGACGACATCAACGGCATCTCCAATATCATGGGCTATAGCGTTTGGAACCGCCGTGGTGGTTGGTATCACACGGCCAGCGGAGTGAACCGCCCCCAATGCCGCCATGTATGGGAGCAGCAAATCGTTATCCGCAAAGGCAATAAAATCACGAAAGCATGAAGGCACTATTCATAAGCGAGCAAACGCTCTTGGACAACTCCGTAATCAACGAGAATGTTTCCTTTACGCAGATTCGGCCTACCATCGTGAAGGTCCAAGAGATGCGGATTCAGCCTATCGTTGGGTCGGCCCTGTATAGCGAAATGGTGACGCAAGTGGTGAGCGGCACGACCACGGCATTGAACACCACGCTCTTGGAGGACTACATCCAACCCGCCATGGTGCAATGGCTCTACTACGAACTCCCGATGGTCTTGGCGTTCAAGTACATGAACAAGGGAATGGTCCGCAGAACCAGCGAGGAATCTTCCCAAATGAGCATGGACGAAATCACCCGCCTCACCGACAAAGTGAAGAACGATGCCGAGTGGTACTCGGAGCGAATCACCCGCTACCTCATGGAGCAGAAGGCGAACTATCCGCTCTTTAACTCCCCGCCATCGGCATTGGACACCATCTACCCCAACGGCACGAACTACAACACGGGGATGGCATTGGATGCCCGCACCCTCCGCCGTGGTGCTGGGCTTGACCGCCCTTGGCCCTATGACCCCTACTGCAACAACTGCTGAAATCAATGGGCGCACATTCTAAAAACATTTTGAAACTACAAGCCTATGTCTTGGATACGAATAAAGCAAGCACTCCTTGCGCTTGCAAATGCTCACCCGCAAGTAAACTCGTTCGGGACGGGCGACCCGCTTGCAATCGGAACGGACAACACCATCAACCTTCGCACCCCAAGCCGTGAGCGAATCGTCTATCCTTTGGTATTTGCGGATGTTCAGTCAGCGAGTACGGACTTGGGTAGCCT